CTGCAGTGTATTTTGCTGCAGTGTAAACTTTTATCTCCTTCCTGGGATTATACAGGCGGTCTTAGTGATCCAACTAGGACTTAGGTGAATATTAGACATATTTCTTAACTGAATTATTATGTGTTATTCAATCTTCTCTTTCTTAGACGTGACGTGTTCTTTTTCACGCTTAGATGCTTCTCTATATGAAGCGACGTGAACATCTATATCATGCTTAGATTATGAAATTGAGAATTTTGTTATTTATTCCCTACCCAACGTTCGTGATGGTTAGAAACCACGACTTGGAGGTTATGCTTTACTGTAAAACAAAGCACCTTTTTAAAATTTTGTACAAAAATCTTAAGAACCCCCCTGTCCCTAGTTTTTAATAGTTGTTTTCGCAAAACAAGTATGTTTGGCCCTTCGCTACCGCGACGAGTGACTCCTCAACTGGATTGAGGGAGCGAGTATTTCTAGTACCTCCTTTTGAGTTGAGTCCGATAAACATAATGCCCCTGCCTTTACGGCGTTCGTTGTCGTTTTACGTTAAAACGTCACTGTTACTCTTCAGTATAAAAAGATGTTCTATTATAATAGCTCGTGAGCCCCCATAATATCCTTACACAATTATTCAAGATGTCTTCCGTTCAATTTGCTAATACTATTTGCGAGTACCCTTTAGGTGAAAATACGATGGAAAGTAATTTAGTTGAACTCCAGGGATGGAGAGAGAAATTGCTAAAAGTAATCTCTGCGATTACAGAAGATGATGAAGGTTATAAAGATCCTATTATTGCTACAATACAATTTGCGGCGGCGGGTAAAGATATGTTACTCGCATGGCTGCGTTCTATTTATAAGTTCGTTCGGGACACAATGGAAAAAGCCTTCGACGTCATGGCAACATGGGTCGAAGTTCTCAAAGTCGTTGTACAAACAGTCTTTGAGATGCTACAATCCGCATCAGAGCGAACGTACACTCTTCTGAAAAGATTAGTGAATTCCGTCTTCGGGGAGAAATTTCCTGAAGCCGAGGCCGAGCCCCTTGTTGAAAAACAAGTGGGCGGAGCTCCTGCCCCTTATCATGGGTCAGAACCAACCTACACATTTGGGGAAAAAGTGATAGAAGTAATTCTAGCTTTCATGGCTGGAATAGTCTCCTTGATTTCCTCCTTATGTGATGCCGTCGGCAAAATAAGCGGCCTTGCATCTCAAGGTGTTGCTAATCTGTCGAGGCTTGTGACTGGGTTAAAGAATATAACCCCAGTAGACACATTGAAGAGAGTCATTAATGTTGTTTACTTCTTCTTTACAGGTAAGAACTGGTTTTTGGATGTCGTCGTATTCGACGAGTTTTCAAATTTTCAAAAGAAGTACACTTACTCTCACCTCCTTGAGCTTGAGGAGGAAGAACTTAAAGCTGTTAAAGCTAAACTCTGTGAGTATTATTTGGAAGTTTCTAAATACGATGCCAACAAGTTTTTCCATGGCTATCAGATTCTCCTTAAACTCATAGAGGATGCCCTTGCTGACGTTAGCTCTCGAGCTTTCGTCAAAAATCACAAACAGCTCAGCGCTACTCTTGATGAACTCGAAAAATTGAAAGTTGTTGATTTCGTTATGCATAGAGAAATCGCTAACATGTTCAAACGCTTGTCAAATATATTCGATCAAGAATTGGCTACTTCTGCTAGATTTGGCATGTATTCAGCGATGCTCAAGCGCTGCTCTGAAAGAGTATCCAGCTCGCTCGCTGCAGTTTCTGCGCACTCTAGAATTAAGCCTGTGGTTGTTTGTATTAGAGGAGCTTCAGCTACTGGGAAAACTCAAACTCTCAAAGCTTTAATAGAGGATATTCCCCTTGTTTTGAATGCTCATTATTCCGATCAATCTCCCGCTAGTGTTTACGGTAGGTATATGTTTCATGCGATGTGCCCTTCAGCCCTAACTTTTTCATGCATGAAAGAACCGGAGAAATTTGACTCCACATATGCTCATCAGATGTTCGTTGTTTTCAATGAACTTCACACTCATGTTGAACCCAAGTCTAGGGTAGCGTGGGCGGAGAAATTTATAGCTTACATAGATGATTCTCCTCATAATTTACAACGAGCCTTCGCGGATAAAGGACAGGTTTACATGACTAGTCCTTTCGTGTTTGCTTCTGGTAATTTTGAGGAGCATACTATTGTTATGCAAGATGCTGACGCTCATCACCGTCGAATTGAACTTGATTTGACGGCAGAGAGAGTCAAGAAGAAGAATAAGAAAGATCCTTTTGATCCTAGAGTGGACGTAAGATATAAGTTCAGTCCCGAGTGCATTAAGATACTCAATTCTGATAAGACGCCCTCTAAGTTCATTTCTCAGGCAGTACGCACATGTGGTTATGTTCTTGACTACAAAGCATTGCTTGATTTGGTGACAGGAGCTTATATCGCTAGGCTCCATGAAGATGCTTCCTATTCTACTAACGCGAATGTTCATGATTTCGGTCCGAACCAATTTTCTAAGCTTCTAGGGAGCGACACTTCGGTTACACAGTTTAAGCTTCAAGCATGGACTGGTGACAAAGTTCAACTTCAGGTGGGCGACGACGATCTTGTCGAAGAGCCCAAGCATTATTCTGCTCTTGAAAAAGCTATAGGAAATGAAGACGACTGGTATATAACTTCTTCTGATAAAGAAGGCATTTTGTACTCTATGCAACATTTTCTTATGCAAAATATTCCTTATGTTGTAGTTACTTACGGAGAGTTGTATAAGCAAGTCAGGAATATTCCTTTTAAGGACGTACCAGATTTACAGCTTTTAAGAGCTGCAGCAATAGTTCTTAAAAACCCTTTCGAGTTATATATGCGTTTTACTCGTAGTTTGTTTTCTCTTAGGAGGTCTTATCTCAGAAAAGAACCAAGAGATCTGAATAATTCTCAGTTTAGACATTTGAGGCGTTCTGCTTCTTATATCAAAACTTTGTATACTATTCTCTCTAATTACCTTAGAGCTAAACCTCAGGATGACCAGCACGAATTTCTCGTAGAAGCTTATCCTCAAGCTACTCCCGCACAACAGAAGAAGATAAACTCTGTGTGGCGAAAGAGAGAGGCTAAGACTTTCTCTACAGCAGTAGTTTCTAGCGTTGACGGCGTTCAAACTGTAAAAGCCGTAGAACGCCCTATAGTATATACTACTGAGCAAAAAGTTGCTTATCAGAAGAGAATAGCTGCCAACCGCAAACGGGGCTCAGCGATGGGTGCAGAGCCTTTGAAGAAATCTCAGGTTGCTAAGGTTCAGCCTAATGCGCGTTCCGATGAATACGCGAGAAGGCGGAGAAAAAGGCAAAATGACCAACGCAGGCGCGACAAGCAAGAACGCACTGAGCTTCAGGGGGGAAGACCCGGACCTTACAAAGGAGTCTGGATACCCAACGTCTATGCTCATGACAAGCATGATTTCGTCGTCAAGCAGTCTAATAGGCTTCAAGTTGTCATGTTACCTCCAGTAGATTCTATGTTATGTAGAGGATGGACTGGTCGTTTGTATATCAAGCATGACTCAGAGCTGTATAACATAAGCAGAGACAAAATTAAGGGTCTTCCTGGCTGTCGTAGAGGTATGAGTTATGTTGTATCCTTGGCAAACGCTTTTGGAATCGAGTTGACTAACGATCAGGTCGCTAAGCTTTGGAGCGCGAGACTGATAAAAGAGTCATCGTTCCAGTCTTGGTTTGAGAAATCTAGTTATGGTCGTCTGTTCTTTGAGGACGTTATTCTTTACGCTCTGGATATGGTGAAGAGGCAGAGAAGCGTTGGACATGCTTTTAATTTTGTTATCGCTGCTTTGCTTGGACCTTATAAAACTATGAACGTAGGGATGTTTCCTTCTCTGGAATTCGCTACTTGTGGAGTTACTGAACTCTATCTTTCTAGTTTTCGATCTGATTGTAGAGGTACGCATATGCGTCAGGAACTGACAGTGTATTTTGATAGATGTGAAATGCCCGAACAATGGGAGTTCTCTAAAGAAACTATAACTGTAATGACTACTGCTGGACTCGCCTTAACTATCGGCATCCCTTTATTGATTAGCTATGCTCTTCCCAAGATACTTACTAAGAGCTTTGAGATGATTATGTCTCTATTCGCTAAAGATGATGACGTCTATATGGACCAGCAGATGGCAAAAGATTTGGATGCTCTAGCGAGGAAGTATAATTATGCTATAGTAGTTAGTCCTAATAGACCTGGAGTAGAGCCTCAAGTTTATTTCACTCCTCCTCATCAGATGAAAGGTAAGCAGAAAGACGTTCTGACGGCAATTCGTACTAAACATGGTATTAAGAATGTTGAGATACAGAATTGCATGACTTCCCCTGTTTTAGCGAAAATAATTCATAATCAGTATGTGATGCTTTCAGAGCAGGGAACGCAGATTGCTTCTTTCTTCTTTATTCGTTCTACTGTCGCTATTATGAACGCTCATGTATATAAATGCTTGCCTAGTAGATTTACTTGTGTCCCTTACAAGGTAGAAGATACTGGGCGACATTTAAACGTCTTCAAGGCTGATATGCAAGTCGTTGAAATGGATGGACTCGCTGATGACACTATCGCACTAAGTATTCCCAACGCGATGGTTCATCCAGACATTACTAAGTTTCTACACAACAATACTACTCCTAATTCTTTGGGAGTTTTCTCTGAAGCTTACATATCTTTCTTTGATGGAGCCGTCTCTCTAGCGGGAGACATTCAAAGTGTTTCTGATTGCCAGAGAGTTAAAGGTCCTCAGAACCTTAATAGTCTTAACCCTACTACTCCATATATCCTTGAGGATGTTGTATCTTATAGGTGGTCTGGTACTAGAAAAGCCACTTGCGGATCATTGCTGCTTGGTTATTCAGGCGGTCAATGGTACATAATAGGTCTTCATACCGCGGGACAACCCTCAGGAGGAAAAGGTTTTTCAACCTATTTGGGCGGTCGGAAGTATATTCAGAAAGAGCCTAATCTAGAACAAGAGAAAGTTGAACTTAACTCTCTTTTCTCGATTGACCCCTATGAGGATTCTGGCTTACCTGGGTTTATTGGTTTTGAAGAAGGTGAACATGTTTGCTCTGTCCTTACTTCGCCTTATACTCCAAATAACTTGGTGCGCACACCTTATGACCCTCACAGGGAATGCCCCTTCGCTCCTGCTGCAATAGGCAGAGAGTCTTATGAGATAGGCCTTAAGAAAGAAAAAGACCTGGGTTCTAAAGGAGCAGAACGACCTAGCTTCCCTCTGTTGGAAGTAATACGAGAGTATAAGGAAGAGATTCTCGAGAGAGCTCTCCCTCATTGGAAGCGAACTATTCCAACTAATTTGACGCGCGTTGACTTTGACGACGTCATCGATGGCTTAGATGGGCATACCCATTTCGACACACAATCCGCTCGTGGTCTGAGGTTGCAATACCTCAAGATTAGAAAAGAGGATGTTTTTGAAAAAGATCATCCTTCGAGAAAAACTGTTGAGAATTTGGTTGCCCATTATTGGAAGAGAGCTGATGAGGAGAGAGTTTTTAACTCTCAAGTAGGACACGACAAGCAGAAAGTAGAAGTTAGAGATTTGGAGCGCGTGGGAGCTAAAAAGACTCGCGTTTTTAATATAACTGATTTCGTGGATAATGTAATGATGCGCCAAGCAGTTGGCCCCATAGTCAAGCATTTCCCTACTAACTCTGTTTATGGACCAATGACTTGTGGGATTGATCCTAGATCCCTAGCTTGGACTTCTATAGCTAAGCAGTTTGAGCGATTCAAGAGGATATATTCTTTTGACGTCAAGGGTTTCGAGTACATTGTTACTCTTTTATTTATCAATTTGCTTGACCCTTTGATATGTCATGCTTTCCCTTCTTGGAAAGATCGAATTGCCGCTAAATGGAGTTTTGTCTCTATAATACACGCCTTGCGCTTTGCTTTCGGCAAAGGACGCATTTTATATAGAGGTAATACTTCTGGGAATTGGCTTACTACTTGGCTCAACTCCTTTGAGTCAGCTTGTCATTTTTCTGTGTGTACTATTGTCCTTGCTTTGTTGCACAATGACGACCCTGGTATTATGTTGCAGCGATTGAAGTTGAAAGTTTATTCTGACGACAATATTTCTGCACTTGGAGCCCCCTGGTGGACTCCTAAAAATATTACTACGGTTTTCATGGATTTCATGGGAATAGAGCTAACAGCAACTGACAAAAGCGCAGTGTCTGACTCTTCTTATGATACAATTCATACAATTGATTTTTTAGGTCGAAGATTTCGATACGAGAATGGGGTGTATTATGCTCCTCTCAATCTAGAGTCCCTTTTGACTCAGTTGTATTATGTCAAAGTGCCGAAGAGAGAAATTGACAACTTCTCTTATGTTCTTAGTCAACTCCAGATAAATGTTGACAATGTCTGTTCTGAATTAGCTGAGTTTGAACTTAGTGAAGCCATCCGTCTCAGAGATGAGATTGGACAGAAGCTTAGAGCTATGGGCACAACAGTAGCTCTTACGAGCACTCCAATGGAGTGTTATCGTAAAATCTCGAACTATTAATTTAGTTCACTAGTCTCCTCTGACTATAATAGAGTGTTCTAGTGTGTTTAGCTCTTTGAGCCCCCTTTTT